AATTTTAGATACGACACAAGGCTATTGGCAGGAAAGAAAAAGAGCCTGGAAAAGTATAGGGCTTAAAAGCGAAGAAGGGCGAGATGATAAAATGATGGAAAGCCTTTCTGCATTAAGCAAAAAAGCAAGCAATACTGTAATGAGTGACGAAAGTATATTTGACCCTGTATTATGTGAAATACTTTATTCTTGGTTCTGTAAAGAAGGCGGACAGATTTTAGACCCATTCGCAGGCGGTTCAGTTCGGGGCATTGTGGCAAATTACAAAAATATGAAATACACGGGATTTGATATAAGGCAAGAGCAGATAGACGCAAACAACGGACAAAAAGAAATCTGCAAAAAAGAAAACCCGTTGCCTGTTTGGATTTGTGCAGATAGCAACACAATGAATGAACATCTTGCAGAAAACTTTGAAGCTGATTTTGTGTTTAGTTGTCCGCCTTATGCAGATTTAGAAGTATATAGCGAACTTGATGGCGATATTTCAAATATGGAATATGACGAGTTCTTAAAGGTTTATACAAGCATAATAAAAAAGGCTTGCGACAGATTGAAAGAAAATAGGTTTGCTTGTTTTACTGTTTGCGAAGTACGAAATAAAAAAGGCTTTTATCACAATTTTGTTAGTGATACAATAAAAGCGTTTGAAAGTGCTGGGTTAAATTATTATAACGAAATTATATTAAAAAATGGCATAGGAACAAAAAGAATGACTTGCGGAATTGGAATGCGTAAAACACGAAAAGTCGGCAAGATACATCAAAATGTTCTTGTATTTATAAAAGGCGACCCTAAAAAGGCGGTTGAATATTTAGGTGATATTCAAGTAATGGAACTTGGAGAAACGGAAGATTTCTCTCGAGTAGAATAATAAAGCGTGTTATAATAATGCTTGTAAGGGGGCATTATATGACAAGTATGGAACACAAGCAGGAAATGGATAATATTAAAATGTGGTTACATACGGGAGCAATCTCATATAATAGAGCCGTTGAATTGGCAAAGCCACATTTAGACGCTATGAACGAAAAATCAAAAGAAATTGCAAAGCGTTGCGGTGTAAAACCTAAGTATATTTCCTTTTCTGCGTTTATGAGATAATAGCAAGAGGTTTGCAAGAATGAATGACGAAAACTTGAAACCTTGCACTAAAGAAAACGCAAGGGAAAGACAATTAAAATCCGCAGAAAAAAGAAAAGAGAATAACGCAAAGAAAAAACTTATGTCGCAGATTTACGCAGAATTTCTCGAAAAAGAATATAACGTAAGGCAGGGCGATAAAGAAAGAAAATTGACAGGTGCAGAACTTGTCAACGAATGTATGAAAAAGATTATTGCAAGGGGTGATAGTTCTTCTGTATCTCTTATGACCGAAATCAGAAAGGCTATGGAAGGCGACAAAGTAAATCTTGAAGGAAGCGTAAAAGCAGAAATGCAATCAACAGAAGAAAGATTAAAAATATTTGACGAAATCATAGGCGAGAAATGATAAAGGGAAAATATAAAAGGGCAGAATTAGTTATTCCCCGCATAAGCAAAGAAAAGTTCCTGTCTTTATCGGCAGAAGAACAAAAGGAATACTTGCGACTTTTTAGAGAGCAAGTGCCGAAAAAGTTTGAAGAATGGAGAAAACCGCATTCTGTCAAAATCGCAGTAGGTGGACGTGGTGCGGGTGCAAAGAGTGAATCTACTGCAAGCCTTTTAATTCAGTTTGCAGAACACCCGGACTATTTCGGGGAAAATATAAAAGTTATCTGTTTGCGATCTGTACAAAAATCAATAAAAGAATCTAGCTATTCTTTATTGTGTAGAAAGATTGAAGAACTAGGCTATACCGATTTTGAGATTACACAAAACTATATCAGAAACAAAACTAATGGCAGTTATTTTTCGTTTAATGGTCTTAACGATTTTACAAGTTCGCAATTAAAATCTCTTGATAGTTATACAATCGCATTCATTGAAGAAGCGGACGGAGTGAGCCTTGAAACCTGGGACACTCTGGAAGCAACAATCCGTAAAGAGTGGAATTACAAAGGGGAGAAAAGGCAGGCGGAAATCTGGGCAGTTTATAACCCTAATACAACGAATGACCCGATAACACAAAAGTTTGTCAGTAACCCGAAACCCGATTGGCTTATTACAAAGTGTAAACCTTTAGCCGAAGATAACCCATTTTATCCCGATAACCTTTTAGAGAAATACGAAAACCTTATGGAGAGAGACCCGGACGAAGCGAAGCACGTTTATTTGGGGTATCCACGAAATAAACAGACAAATGCGGTTTGGCTTGTTTCTGATGTAATGGACAGTACGGGGGAAGAAAGAAACACCGAAGAAGCCCAGGAAGGGGCAATAGAAATCGGAATAGATGTTGCGAGATTTGGCAATGATAATTCAGTTATCACAAAAAGAAAAGGTTTGTGCGTTTTAGATATTCAGAAAGTACACGGATATAATACGCAGGAAGTTGCGGGGCTTGCGTGGGATATGGCAGAGAGAGATTCCGCGATCTTGATTAAAATTGATATAGGTTACAACCAGGGAGTTTATGACCTTCTGAATGAATGGGGTGCAAATGTTGTTCCTGTAAACTTCGGGGGAAGGGCGGACAATCCAGAGGTTTACGCAAATTGTGCAAGCGAAATGATGTTTGAATTGCCATTAAAATCTATCTACATACCTAGTGAGTTTATGTCGCAGACACTTCTTGAAGATTTGGCGGAAAGACAATATTTCTATAACGCCAAAGGGCAGAAACAACTTGAACCAAAAGACAACCGAAGCGACACAACAAAAAGTTGTTTTAAGAACAGGCACGGCGGGCGTTCACCCGATGAAGGCGACTCCCTTTGTTTGGCATTCTACGAAAAAAGAAACGATTGTTGTTATTAAATTTTTTACAAATAAAGTGTTGACATAATTAGTGTTAAGATATATTATATACTTAGATTAAAGCTAAGGGGGCTTAATTATGACAAAGAAAGAAATGAAAGACGAAATCCGCAAAATCTGGATAGACCAGATTAAAACTGCAATGAATAAGGCAGATAAAGCAATCGAAGGTTGCGAAGATAACGGAACTTGCAATTTTGATATGGCAATGATTAAAAAGGAATCAACCTTTACTTATGCAGAAACAATCGAGATTTTCAACGAGTGTGGAATCCGTGCTGATAAAATGTCAGAATGGGGCAGACATTATTCTGGATATATCGGACTGCCTAATTATAAAGGTCAGGGGGAAAGAAACACGAAATGGGCGAAAACATTTGCGGATAGTCTGAAAGAGCAGGGTTTTACAGTTTCAATGTATTATCAGTGCGATTAAAAACAAGGGCGGGAAACTGCCTGTTATAAAGGGGTGAAAAAATGATTATAGTTTATTTATCGGGAAAAATGACAGGGCTTGAAGAAAGCGAGTACAAAGAGAATTTCAGAAATGCAGAAATGTTTTATCGGGCTTGCGGGTATGAAGTTGTAAACCCCTGCAATCTGTCAGAGGTTGTGCTTAAAAGAAAGCCGGATGCTACATACGAAGATTTTATGGCGGAAGATTTTAGGGCCATAGGAAAATGTACGCATATTGCAATGTTGGAAGGTTGGGAAGATAGCCCAGGGGCGAGAAGGGAAAAGAGAGAAGCGGAAAGATTAGGGCTTGAAATTATGTATTTGCGATTTGTAGGGGGTAAGAAATGACAAAAGAAGAACTTGAAAAAGAAGCAGAAGAATACACCAATAAATTATTAGAAGATTGGGAGTTATATGACCCAGAAGCCTTACAAGAAGCTTATATTGCAGCTGCCAAGCCAAGAGAAAAGCGTATTGCAGAACTTGAAGCACAGATTGAGAAACTTATAGATTTTGTTTTATCAAAAACTGAATGTTGTGATGTTTGCCCGATAACTAATACTTGTATCAATAGCGAAGGAACTTGCCCTTATGCAGGAATATTGGCTAAAGGGGAAGAAGAAGTAACAAGGGAATGGCTTATGCAGTTTATTTCAAGGAGATAAAAGAAAAATGACATTGGTTGTCAGAAATAAAATACAAGGGCTTGATGTAAAATCTTTTAGTGGTGCGTCAGACATTCTGATAACAGAACATTGTAAGGAATATGTTAACGAAATGGAACGAAAACAGGATTGTTTTTGTTTACAATTTCCTAGCGGAAATAAATTGTACTATGCCTACAAAATATATGAATATCGTTTAGAAAGGTGAAGGAGATAAAAGAAAAATGACAGAAGAAGAATTGAAACAGAAATGCAAAGAAAGGGCAAAAATCTTTCAACAGGCTATGGAGTGTTGTCATAGTTCAAATCCTATGGATTGTATTGAATGGTTTGCAGATAGGATTGTAAAACTTGAAAAACGTTGTGCTAAATACGAAATGGAACTTTCTAAAATGGAAAAAGGTATTTGTGATGTTTGCAAAGAAACCGAAAAAGACAAGAGACTCGAAAAACTTGAAAAAGAAAATGCAGAACTGAAATGTTTAAAAGATGTCGCAACTTTAATCAGAGCAAATAACGATACAGTTATAACACTTATGCAATTAAACAATATGCTAGTTAGCAAAAGCCAACAACTCACCAAAGCAAAAAACTTATTACAGAAAGTGGCAGATGTATGCGGTTATCCTAATTATGATATTCCTATTGAGTTGTATGCAGATATAGCAAATTACTTAAAAGATAGCGAGGTGGAGAAATGACAAAATATTTTTCTTGCCTGGTTTTACTTCTTATAGCTATAATGTTGCTATTCGGGATTGAAAATGTATCAAGGTGCAAGGAAACAGAAAGATTGTTGCAGATACAGAAGTTTGAATGCGATCAGGAAATAGAAGAACTGCAAAAAGAAATCCGATTGCTAAAAACTGATTTATCAATCCTGCGAGAAGGTTATGAAAATGAATGAAGCACAGAGACGAAAAAGAAATTTCCGTGCAAGAAAGGTCTGGAAATTATTCAAGGTCAGAAAGAAAAAGGAATGCGGGGGGATAGATTTAATCACACTCAAAAAGCTTTATAAACATTGGGAGTTACACCACGAAGATTTGAATGAAGAACATTACGAAATCTTAAATGATAATTTTCTGCCGTGTAATAATCAGACCCACGAATTCATACATTGGTTATGGCGGTATTATGAGAATGACCCGGGTATTCTGGACCGGATAAAATGGGAAATGGAAAGAATGCGGAGAATCAATCAAGGGGGCGAAAATGGGATATGTCAGGAAGAACGTACCAAGGGGAGTGAAGAAAAGCGATAAAACAATTCTATGGTGTAATCAGATTGCAGAAGAATTGAAAAAGGGCGATTGCTCTAGTTATGATTTACGAATGAAATTTGGAATCAAGGAAAGTTTATTCCCTGCGCTTCTGGTTCAGTTGACTTATATTGCGCCTATTTATGATTATAAAATCAATGGCAAATTATATCTGGGGTTGATAAAAAAATAAAAGGTTGCCAAAACTCCACTTGTGGTGTATAAAATTAGTTATACACAATAGGGGGTTTTGTACAATGGATTTAATTGACAAAATCAAGCGTAGATGGAGTGTAGCACCAAATCGGGCAAGTAGTGAGATGCCGAAACTGTATGGCAATTCGCCACGTCTGGACCCGGTCAGATATATTGCGAAAACTTGTGCGAGTGAAGAATTAAAACTCTATCGAAAATCAGATTACAGAAAGAATGGGGAAAATGCGGAAGTTTTAGGGGAACACGAATTATATGATTTGTTAGACCACCCGGTTCCAACGTTTCCAGAGCTTGACGGGTGGACATTACGTTATATGACTTTTGCGTATGTCGACCTCGTAGGCGAATGCGGTTGGTTGAAAATCAGAGACGGAAGAAGAATTATTGCATTACTTCCAATCCCGAAAGCCTGGATAATTGAAAAACCTACACTTGGAAATCATTTTTATTTAATCACACCTTATGGAAGTATGGGCGGAGTTACATTGACAGTTCCTGCCGAAGATTTTATTTATTTTAAAGATGTAGATTTGAACGACCCATACGGAAACGGAAAGGGAATGAGTGAAAGCATAGCGGACGAATTGGAAACGGACGAATATGCAAGTAAATATCAGAAAAACTTTTTCTTCAATGACGCTACACCGCCTTATATTGTTACAGGTTATCAGGGTAATGAGCAGGGCGCGGATAAATTAAAACAATCATTAAAACAGAAAATCGGTGGCTTCAGAAAGGCAAGAGAACCCGCGATCTTGACGGGTGCTATGGACGTTAAACCTCTGGGAATATCGCCAAAAGAATTGGATATGGTCGAGAGCCGAAAATTCCTGCGCGATGAATGTTTACAACATTATCAGATTCCGCCGGAAGCATTCGGAATTATCGAGAACTCAAACAGAGCAACAATTGACAGTTCTTTATATCTTGCACAGAAAAATGTATTTGTACCGCGCCTTAGATTTTTTGAGCGTGTCTTGAATAATCAGTTATTAAATGAATATGACGATTTAATGTGTCGGCATAATATAAAAATTATCGAAGACGATGAACTTAAATTGCGTATTTATCAATTTGGTGTGCAGAATGGTTGTATTACAAAAGAGCAGTATTGCGAGCAGTTTGGTATAAATCCAAAACCCGAAGAAGGACATTACATTGTACCAATCGGACAGACAATAATTCCTGCGGGGGAAGAATTCGACCTTGCAGATATTCCACTCCCGGAAGAAGAAAAACCGGAAGAAGAACCGAAGCCCGAAGAAGAGCCAATAGTTACCGATGATGAGGATAAAAAAAAAGCCTTGAAAGGTAGTGCGGGGCGAGTTCTAAATCAGAAAAAACAAAGGGACGAATGGCGTGCGAAGATTTGGGATAACTTCGACACCAAAGCAAGAAACAATGAACCGATGTTTATTTCTGCAATAAAAAAGATTGCGAAAAAACAAGCGGGTGATATTCTTTCAAAGATTAAAGACCTTGAAGAAATAAACGATACAACAGTAAACAATTTGTGTAACGATTATTTTCAGAAAGAATGCAACGAAGCAGTAAAGAGAGGGCTTGCGAAGTGTTGGATTTCTGCAATGGAAGCAGGAAGGGAAAATGCAAAAATTGCCCTGGAAGGAAAGAAGGAAGTAACAGTTATTAGTGATGTTACAATTACTAATGATATGTTTAATAAATGGGTGGAGAAATACGGACTTGCGAAAAGTACAGAATTGAATCAAACGACCAAAAGGGAATTACTGAAGAAGTTGAGAAAGACCCTTGCGGAAGGTGTAGATTCAAGTATGCCGAACCTTAAAAAAGAGTTGCAGAAGTCTGCCGAAGAAGTATTCAGCGAACTGTCAAATACGCGGGCTTTTTTGATTGCTAGAACGGAAACAGGTGCGAGCGTAAATGTCGGTCAGGTTTCAACGTATAAGGCAACGGGAATTGAAAAAAAAGAATGGATTTCTACCCTTGACGATAGGACAAGAGAAAGCCATTTACAGATGGACGGAGTAATTGCAGATATTGATTCTACATTTGAAGTAGAAAACCTTACAGATGGCGGAATTGATAATATGCTTTACCCTCTGGACCCGAACGGAAGTGCGGGGAATGTTTGTAATTGCAGATGTACGGTTGCACCCGTAGTCTTTTAATAGGAGCGTAGAAAAATGAAAAAATCAATATTCAATGTAAAGGCAGAAGTACTTGAAGAAAGAACAGTACGTTTCAAGATTTCAAGCGAAGTAGTAGACAGAGATGGAGACATTCTGATTGCGAAGGGTTGTAACTTTGAGAACTTCAAAAAAAATCCGCAGTTTTTAGGTTTTCACAATTACCAAGAATACCCGCTTGGAATCCCGAAAAATTGGGGAATAGAAGGCAAGGCGGTTTATTGCGACGTTTACTTCCCGACAATTGATGAACTTTCAACAAATCCATCTGAAGCAAGCGAAAAGGCAAAACTTGTAGACTTTACTTATCATTGTTATAAGACAGGAATGCTTAATGCGGTTTCTGTTGGATTTATTCCTATGGATGCAGTACCAAATAAAGAGACAGGCGGGGCAATTGTGAATGAATGGGAATTGCTCGAATTCTCTGCGGTAACAGTTCCGGCAAATCAGGACGCAATCGCACAGGCGGTTAAGAGTTTTGGAGA